CCAAACAGTATGCGTTCCAGGACACCATGAAACATAGTCGCCAATTGTATTCCAAATCAATTACTTTGAACTCTTACACGGTTCCGGACACAACAATTTACTCATCAATTCAGGGCGACAATGTGCGACTCAATACGGATATCATTTACACGTTCGGCAAGAACAAGTTGCCTGTCTATATGGCGCTCACCGGCAATTCCACTACATACGGAAAATCGGTGTCTCGGTCCTTATCTACATGGTCGCCGGTCGTGGATGCATCTTCATCCCAGTTCTCACGAGTTATCTGGGATGGAGTTAAGTGGATAATCACGTATTTGGACTCTCACACAATTAGTACCACGTATGACCAAGTATCGTATAAGCACTATGCGGTTCCGAACGAGTATGCATCCATTGCTTATAATCCAGTGACAAACCAGTATATAGCAATCGGAAACTCGGGTCTCTACAATAGTTACGATGGTGTCCATTGGACCTCAAATCCTTCCGGTACAGCACTAATCCAGAATGCCTCCAATTACCACAATGGAAAAGTGGTGTGGAGCGGGGCGCTTTGGGTAGTTGCTGGAAATGGCGGGCCGAATTCACTTCTGTATAGTGAGGACGGCGACACCTGGTACAGCAGTGGTGCCAATATTTTTGACCCCTCATATGGTTCGTTTGACGTGGCGTGGAACGGGTCCATTTGGGTTGCTGTGGGTGCGCCAATCATTTCAAGACAAGTAATTGCACATAGTTATACTGGAAAGTCCTGGACGTTGTCTGCATTATCAAACAATATTATCAAGAATAATAGCCCAGAGTTGTACAATTCAAACAAACCTTTCTCTATTGAATGGGACGGTGTGGCTTTCGTAATCACCTTCAATGAACTGGTCTCTTCGGGCAACCACAATTACATCACAAGTTATGACGGATTGGTCTGGACGCACGTGCAAGGTCCGATTATCCAAAGCGCCAACATTGCAAAATGGACGGGGTCCAACTTTGTGATTGCGGGAGAGGACCCGGTAAATAGCATTTTGGTGAAACAGAACGGCGGATACGCGGACTGGCATTTAGGTCACGAACAATACAATACGACCATCTATGATTTGGAATGCAATGCAGAGTATCGGAATACAATTGTGTTCCCGCGTTCTCTCATGTTATCCAATAAAAGTCATAGTCATGATGGAGGATTCACCTGGTCGGACGCCAGCTCCAACATTGGGTCATTGATGACCACGGTCAATAAAACGCACAATAATGGCAAGTTGTGGGTAGCGGTTGGCCAAGGGGCAAATACCATTGCGTCATCTCCAGATGGAATGCACTGGGTCGGCGGCGGCGCGGATATATTCACGACGGCAGGTTTAGATGTGTATTGGTCAAATTCTCTCTGGGTAGCCGTGGGACAAGGGACAAATACCATTGCATATTCAAACGATGGCATCTACTGGAAGGGGAACTAATAGTTCCCCTTAGACCCCTCCTTTAATTTGGAAGGGTTATCATTATTAAGGAGGGGGTTTGGGGGAACGTAGTTCCCCCTGAAGGAGGGATTATAAGGGAACCTTGGTTCCCTTAGGTTAAAGGGGAAACCAAAGTTCTCCTTATTATATATCTACTATATGTTTAGTGCAATTTTAAATAATGGAACAACGTGGGTGGCGGGCGGTTCAACGCTGAAATACAGCACAACCGGCAAAACATGGACCACCGCATCCGGCCCCACCAATATCAATTCATTGGCGTGGACGGGTACTCAATGGCTCGCCGGGTGCGACGGTTCCAATAATTTATATACCAGTATTGATGCAATTACCTGGAATTTAAACACTTCTCTCCAGGCCTATACAATTGTAAAGGTAGCGTATGCCAACAATACTATTTTTATTTTGTCTGTCGGCACCATTTTCTATTCTCAAAACTTTGGCACATGGTCTTCCCATGTGGAAAGTGTCGGAGCTATAACTGGTTTTGTTTACACGGGCACCCACTATATCTTCTCTTCAGGAACCACATTAATTAAGAGCCAAGATTTGACCACTTGGTCCATATCCACTTTACCAAGCGCATCGACGTATCTGACCATCAATAATTCGTCGCAGGGCAGTGCAACAGTGAAACCAATGACGCTCGCCTGTTCCGACAGCAGTTATAATACTTTGGGATACACTTACGACGGAATCCAGTGGTATGGGACGGGCAACACGGTTCTCCAGACAAGAGCAAATCACGCGGCGTGGAACGGAACCATTTGGGTCACAGTAGGCAAATCGGTCGGTACATGGTTTGCAATCAGTCGTGACGGAATCAATTGGCAACAACAATCAAACTCATTGTTCGACGAAGCCTATGCAGTTGCGTGGAATGGTTCTTACTGGCTCGTTGCTGGAGAGGGTGCAACCTATTCATTGGCCAAATCCACGGATGGGGTCAATTGGACTGGTATTGCGAACTCAAAATCATTGTTTTCGGTAAGAGCCACCGATATTGCCTGGAATGGGACCCAATGGACCGCTTACGGTTCACCCACTGCCGTTGCTACGAGTACTGATGGAACCACTTGGACTTTGTTATCCACAGTTGTAGGAGACGTGAGCAGTGTTTTACTTTCTTTGCCGACGATAACAGTCACTTCATCCACAGGTGCAAATCCAGAATATGCATTTGATTTGTCGGCATCTACTACATGGACTTCGGGCAGCAGTCTATATGATTCGGGGACGGGTTTATATTCGGGGTCTGATTTAGCCGGAGGCGAGTGGCTCCAAATCGATTTGACTACGGCATATGCAGTGAAACATTATTCGATGATGACAACCAATGGTTTGCAGTGGTCTTTTGCGGGGTCTTCCGATGGGTCGAACTGGACAACCTTGGACACACAAACGATGAACTTTACAACAACCTCGACAAATTCGCTCTTTTTATCCACTGCAAATACGACTGCTTACCGTTATTACAGATTCGTGTTCCAAAAGGTTGTTTCAAGTTACACCAGTGTCCAGGTAAAAGATATTGACCTTTTTTTGGTGGATGCCAGTAGAGAACTTTCCAAATATTACCGAATTAGCAATACGAAAAAATGGACGTCGTCTGTCGTCAATACGGGCTACTCTTCTCTCATGCAATATGATGGAATACCCAGTGCCTATTTGAATACCCGGTTCCTGAACACTTTGTCGCCAATTTCTCTGCAGACCTCTTTTTCATATGATGGACAATACAATCTGATAACAGACTTGTCCAACACAAATGTGTTTTATGCAACCGATTTTTCCAACAATGTTTTTACACCAGTGAGTCTACCAACTATGGATAAAAAATACTCGTCATGTTACAATGGAACGCATTTCTTTGTGGGCGGGTCTGGAACCAATTTGATTATGTATGCACACCCCAGTAATATGACGACATGGTTTCCAACTGCAAATGCGGATACAACGTTTAGTGGTGGAAAAATTATATCATTGGTTTCCAATTCTGGGCTAGGATTTGTATCCCCGCCGAACTCCATTTATTTGACACCTGGAGAGAAACTTTCTCTCGTGGCACCCAAATTCTATGATGAAAACATGGAGAGAAGAGGGGCGACGTTTAATTTCACCCTTAGGTGAACCTACGGTTCCCCTATGACCCCTCCCTTTAAGGGAACTCGTCGTTCCCTTATAATCCCATACTAATAATATATTTTACAAGGGAGGGATTATAAGGGAACCGTAGGTTCCCTTAGGGGAACTACGTTCCCCCAAAAGGGATATAAAAAAAATGCTATAATAAATATAATGTTTTTTGAGGTCTTATTGCATTTGATGGCGCACAAATTAGCCACACATAAATGGTGTATTGAGATTCACGATATGCACGAAACTGGTGCTAATAATACATTGACTTTATCTGGTGCTTCTTATCCGCTGTTGAGAATAGGTTCTCTATTTATTCCATTCATTTTTATTGAATTTCGGTGGACACCGCTGTTAATTGCCTGGGTTTTAACCGCGTAAGTTTGTTTTTTTAGTGGTCTTTTTCTTTTGGATGCACGATTTGATTTTCTCTGCAGAGACACCAATTCGTTTTGCGTATTTATCAATATAATGGTTCACCAAAATAAGTGTGGTGGGTTTGCTGTGCAACAACATATATTTTTTGACTCCACTGACCTCGTTCATGTAGCAGAACGACGAGACCTGGACGACACATAAGAGTAAGGTAATAATTAGTGCGAGCATTTTTGGTTTGAATATTTTGATTTTATACAATACAATCAAAATAATGTAATTTTTTCAATTTTATAGGGAGAACCAAAGGTTCCCCCAAACCCCCTCCTACAGATGCTTAGGCCTTTTGGGGCGTAAGGCGCTGAATACGTAGTTCTCCCTGAAGGAGGGGGTTTGGGGGAACGTAGTTCTCCCTACTATATATAAATGTCATTTAGCGATTACATCCAGTTGCGTAAGTTGAAAGAGACCAAAAACACATATCCATTTTTTAATTCTGCAAATTATGCACAACATAAGAAATTATGTGCCGTTTTGGATACTACCGAAGTAGACGAATATGGCGACGAAGTGCCACAAAGTTTATTTAAAATCCCGATTCTAGATGATATGAACAATTGCACACCGAATACGTTTGTAGGAAAAGTGACGACACCGGTAATCAATTCGACGCCTAGAATAACTACACAAAATGTCAAGACGTCAAAGCACAAACGTTTTTAGCTGGTTATATAATATATAATGAGAACCCGACGAGGAGGTGGACCTAAACCAAACCAAACTAAAAAAAAGAAAAATCCATTACAATTTACTGTAATGTCATTCAATGTAGAGTCTTGGATGAATTTGATTAAACCTTTTTATAATCCAAGCAATACAAAATTAAATACAGGTAATCATCCAATTTTAGAAGATGGAAAAGTTGACTATTTAGAAGATGAAACGCGCGAAATACGAGAAGAATTTAAAGAATATTTATCATCGCCAAGAAGCTTGCCAAGAAGCTCGACAAGAAGCTCGCCAAGAAGCTCGCCAAGAAGTTCGCCAGAAAGCACGTCTGAAAGCACGCCTCCCCTTCCTACAACACAACGCGAAAAATGGGAAAATTTAAAAAAAATTTTCAATGGTGTAGATATCTTATGTATTCAAGAAGATGTACTTATGGGAGAAGGGCGCAACAATAATCCAGAGACTTATGAAATTGATAACAGTTCTCAAGAAAATTTTATTAGTCAAATTCAACCAACTAAGGGTAAAATGTTAAATTTAGTATCTTCTTGTAAATCGCATCCTTATCGTTGGGACGACACACAAGGATTATACTATTCTGGAAGTAAATTATCAAATACAATATATTCAAGATATAATGTTAGCAGGCCTTTTTTATCAATTGCACCACAATTAATAAATAATGTTCTGGAAGAAAATAATACGATTGACACTGATGGCAAAGTACATCCAAGGTGCTGGAGTATTAATGAAATACATGTATCCCCAACTAAATCCGTAAAGGTTGCATCAATTCATTTGAGCGGTGGCAGGTTTGATGACATTGCAAGTTTAACTGGCGATAATTTTATAATCAAAATCCGGCAAATATATAAATTATTGGAAGAAAAACCGGATATTATTTGTGGCGATTTGAATACAAAATTAATTCCTCCGTCAGTAGACAATTATTTTTTAGATTTGCCATATAAGTCTGGAAAAGTTCGCGATTATTTAACAACGAATCCAATGACAACAACTAAAGATATGACTGAGATTTACGTGTCAATACGCAACCATATAATAGCTAATCGTAAATTGATGAAAATATCACTTGTTGACAAATGGCATATCTGGATGTATGGTTTACATCATATTTTTGAAGATGCTTTATATAGTTCGGTATTTACTGGTGAAGCACCTAACACAACCATTTTTGGCGGAACTGTGGATATGATTTATTACAATCCTATGAAATTAATTTGTAAAAAAACAAAAGTAGTCAATGGTGTGATTGAACCTGGAAAACGAATTTTGAGCGACCATGCTCCAGTAAAAACCGTTTTTTCTTTTGTAGAGTAATATATATATATATAATACAATGCCCTACGTTGTACGCAAGGTTTCCAGAAAAAACTGTTATTCTGTTAAAGGGAAGAAGAAGAAGCGCACATTGTCCAAATGCACGACATTGAAAAAGGCCAAAGCACAAATTCGTTTGTTGAATGCGATTGACCACAATCCCAACTTTGTTTTGAGAAAAAGATAGATTGGCATGACAGAAAAAAACAATTTTATTAAGGAATAAGGATTCCCTTAATTATATATTTGTCTTTTAACAAATATATAAAAATTTAAGTAAAATCATATAATGAATCCCATCAGTGAAGAACAAGCAGTTGTTCTGAAACATATAAAAGCCGGAGAGAACGCGGTTGTGAATGCCGTGGCTGGTTCTGGTAAATCGACCACCGTTCTCTCCATTGCTTCTTCCTTAAAATCCTCCAAGATTATCCAGTTCACGTATAATTCCATGTTGCGGTTCGAAATCAAAGAGAAAACGGAGTCATTGGGAATTGCCAATCTGGACGTGCATACTTACCACAGTATGGCCGTTAAGTATTATAATGCTGGTGCATACACCGACACTGGTATTCGAGATATTTTGTTGAAAAAGGTGGCTCCGCGCATCCGCATTCCAAAGAAAGACGTCGTCGTCATTGACGAAGCCCAGGATATGACGTTTCTTTACTTCCAGCTCGTTGTCAAATTCACCATGGATATGAATCACCCGTTCCAGCTCATCATTCTCGGCGATTTTATGCAGGGTCTTTATGAATTCAAAGGCGCCGATACCCGTTTTCTAACGCTCGCTGACCAATTCTGGTGCAACCATCCCCGTATTAAATCCGCCGTTTTCAATGCGTGTGCCTTGAACACATCTTACCGCATTACTGACCAAATGTCTTCCTTCATCAATGAAGCGTTGTTGGGGGAGGACCGGCTCCGCACATGTAGAGAAGGCCCGGTGCCGGTTTATTACCTGAGGAACAGCCGACGAAACCTGGAGAACACGGTGGTGTTCCATATCAAGCAGTTATTGGCTGCAGGGGCTTCGCCCAGTGATATTTTCATTCTGGGTGCCTCCGTCAAAGGTCCGAACAGTCAGATTCGCAAGATGGAGAACATTCTGGTGAGTCAGGGGATTCCATGTCACGTCCCGATGTTTGAATCGGACAATGTAGATGAGAAAATCATCCAGAAGAAGTTGGTTTTCTGCACATTCCATAGTGTGAAGGGGCGACAGAGAAAATACGTTTTTGTAATGGGGTTTGACCAGGGTTATATGCGGTTTTACGGGAAGGATTTGGACCAAGACCTGTGTCCCAGCACTCTTTACGTCGCTTGCACGCGAGCCACCCACGGACTATTTTTATTGGAGCGCAACGAGTTTGATACGGACAAACCTTTGGAGTTCTTGAAAAAGACGCAATCGGAAATCAAGCGGATGAAGGGCGTTGAGTTCAAGGGCACTCCGTATTTTCCTGTCTACGAGATTCCCGAGAAAGTTGCGGAAGACGCGGTCAAACATTTCATTACGCCTACGGATTTGATAAAATTCATTCCGGAGGTGGTATTGGAAGAAATAACTCCGTTTTTGAACCAAATGTTTTCCGTCGTTCGACAAAAAAGTGTAGATATAGATATTCCAACGGTTTTGGAGACGGAGCAGGGCTACTTCGAGGAAGTGAGCGATTTGAATGGACTAGCTATCCCCGCAATGTATTATGACTTCTTGAACAGCATTTGGGAAGAGGGCGCAACCAATGTTTTATACCAGAACATTTTGGTTATTTTGGACGAGTTCAAGGACTACGAACACAAATTTTTGAAAGAGATTGCGACCAAGTTGCCGGCCAATTTTGCAAAACCCGCGGACTACCTTTTCTTGGCCAATGTTTACACGGCGTTCCAAGAGAAACTGTATTTTAAGTTGAAACAGATTGGCGAGCACGAATACAACTGGATTACTGATGCAATGATGGAACGCGCCCGACTGCGATTAGAGAAAACGATTGGACCCGAATGCAAAGAGAGCAAACCACTCATAGAGAAAACAATTATCCACCAGTCGCAAGAAATGGAACATGAGGCAATTGATAATTATTTGCAGGAGTATTTTGAAGAAGGAATACATTTCCGCTTTACGGCGCGAACCGATTTGATTACGTCCGATGCAGTTTGGGAAATCAAGTGCGTGAGAGAAATCACGATGGACCACCAGTTGCAAGTCGTGATTTATGCATGGCTCTACAAGTTGCTAGGGTATCCGGAGAAGAAATTTAAGATATTTAATATCCGAACCAACGAGATTCAAGAATTAAATGCGGATATGGAGGAACTGGATTTTATTGTGATTTCTCTGTTGCAGGGAAAATACCAGAAGGTTGCAAAGTTGAGCGATGAAGAGTTTTTGGAAATGACTAAAGCAGTTTTTTAACGTCTCTTGTTTTTTCTCTGTTTTTTTGACTTGCGATTGTTTTTTCTTTGTTTGCTGCGTTTGGATTTTTTGCCACCGTTAGTAGTAGGAGGACAATTGTCGTTTTTATTGATAGTTTCTAGTTCTGTTTGCTTAGTATTATCGAGACAGTGTGTTTTTTTTGTCATATCTTCATTTAAGCATTGTTCAATAGATTTTTTATTTTCATCTTTAGGGTTAATCTGCGCCTCAATTTCCGTACTAATAGGTAGTAGCGTATTTAATATAGTAGTTAGATCTTCTGATTTCAAATTATTTAAATTATTTAAATTATTTAAATTAAAATCCAAAGTCAATTTTTGTACTGTATCTATATCTTTTTTATTATTACACGTTTTTTGAAAAACAGTTAAAATTTTTGCTATCTTAATACGTTTTTTTATGGTATCTCTATCCATTATATATTATAGTTATATATTTCTATCTATTAACTTCCTAAAAATGTCCGGAATCAAGAACACTTTGATATTCCTTGATTGCCGGTAAAAAATTGTATCCCGTAGAGAATGCAACATCGCGTTTGCTCCGAATGAAATCCAATGTATCCTGCACTCCATTTATAATGCCATATTTCAGCAAATAGCACGCAATGACAGAAGCGCTTCTCTGTATGCCCATTGCACAATGAACAATCACCGGTTTAGAGCTAGTAACTTGTTCATGGATTTTTTCAAGCACTTTGTGCGTTTCCAATTGAGACATGAATTTGTCATTGTCTCTCGGGTCGTCATGAAATCTTAAATACAATACATTACTTGGTTCTGGATAATTGATATCAACTTCGGGACAGCAGTTAATTATGAGTGAATATGAGTGCGATTCATAAACAAATCCAGCGTCACCTAAATACAGGTAATGAATAATTTCGTTTGAGTGTTCCATATGTGTATATTGGCGAATATTTTATATGGATAAACTGTATTTCTCTGTTGCAGGGGAAATACCAGAAGGTTGCAAAGAAGAGTTCTTGAAAACAAAACTACTACTTAAATAGGAGGGATTAAAAGAGAACCTAGGTTCCCTTTAAAAAACGTTTTAACCCCATCTCCAATTTCTTTGACCGCTTCTTCCGCGGTATCTTTGAAGACGGGTTGTCTATAAAATTGTTCCATCAATTCTCGGTTCAAACACAATTGCATAACGCGTTTCGCAACTTCTTCTGTATTGTTTGCGTTCAAAAACAGGATGCGCTCCTTATTAAAAATTCGTTGGTCTATTTCGTCTAAATTGCCGAAATAGATGGGAATCGCCCCA